CCGCAGGTCAAGTTGCATACGTTGGTGATGTAAAATTCAAGCTTGCCGAGTAAAAGTCGTGTCATAGGTTAAAAAAGTTCTAGTAAGGAGTTTACTAGAACTTGAGATAAAAAACAAGTAAGTTTGGTTACATGCTGCGAGATGCAGCGCGTTTGGCTAGTCGATCGACAGTGTCCTGTGCTTTGTCCACAGTCATTTCTGGCTTTTCAGTATCGCCGCCCTTGAATACCACATTGCCAGTGTCGTCTTCGACTGCGGCAATTATGTTGCTCAAGGGAGGTTGTTGGGATAGTTCCTGCAAACGTTGTTGAGTTAGACTAATGCCTTGATTTGCAGCCAATTGCAAAAAGCTCTTGACTGAAATTGTTTTTTTAGCATCGGTATCGTCGGCGCGACCCAACAAAAACTGGCTTAGTGCTGCCAGCTTTGCTGTGTCGGGATCAAACTCACCAAGTTCAAATAAGAACATTATCGACGCTCACGGCCCAGCTTGACTGCTGGCAGTTCGTCTTCGTCATCGTCTGGCATGAGTGGTAATTCAGGCGCACCGCCCATACCATCAGCACCGTCTAGCTCATCAGGGGAAGGCAGGGCGCCCGGGGCTGCGCCTGCATCCATGCCTGGGATCTGTGAAGCTTGTCCAGTCAAGATACCCTGGGACTGTTCCATCTGTGTCTTACCTTCTTGCAGCGATTGCAGCAGTTGGGTCAGCGCAGCAGAAGTGCTGGTTTGCAGCTGAGTAGCTTGGTCTTGGTTGCCTTCGTTCTTGAGCGTCTGAACAATAGCCGGCAAGTCCTTGAATTGCATTTCAGAAACATCTTCGGTCATTTTCTGAATACGATCAACCATGTCTTGCATGGCCAGGATTGTTTGGCTCTTTTGCAGCTCGTTTTCTTCCCGCAGACGACGACGTAAACGGGCTTCTGTCTTCATAAGAGCAGCACCTGCCACTTGCTTTTGTTCGTCGGGGTTGAGATTTTGTCCCTTAGCAGCCTTGCCTAGTGCCATCTTTAGTTTAGGATCTTTGGTTGCTGCTATTGCTTGAGCCGACTGTGCGGCTTGTGCTTTTTTGGCAGCATCAGCTTGCTGGGGTGTTTGTGGTGTTCCGGGAGCGGTGCCCGGGACTGCGGTTGAGCCAGGAATGATAGCTTCGCCTAATGCTTTAGACTTGGCGCTTTTCAATTCAGCTTGTGTAGCGCCGGCACGACGAGCAGCCTCGGCATGCTTTGCACTTCCGGATTTGGCATACTTTGCCAGCAGCTCTTTTCTTGATCCGCCTTGGCTTTTTGGATTGTAGTCAGTAACGTCAGCAGCTTCTTTGACTTCTTCCTTCTTGCCAGAAATTTCTTTCTTGGCCTCGGCCTTGGTCTTCTTGTACTTGGCCAGGAAGTCAGCTGCTGACATTTTGCTATCTGCAATATCAGCCATAAGTTCTTTGACTTTGCCTTCTGTAATGACGCTGGTCAGTGCTTGACCCATCATGACCAAACGCATGTAGTCAGGATTACGTTCGCTGTAATGGCGGCTGGGACTGTTTTTGTGTTCGCGCACCAAGGCTTGAACTTTATCAAGCATACGACGTGCTTTTGCACGGTTGATGCCAGAGAAATCAACGCGGTCCCCTAGTATACTTTCGAATACCTTAGCGACTTGTTCGGTGGGACGGTTGCTGCCCAGTTCGTGAAGTTTCATTGTTAAATCCTCTTAATTGCCAATATTTAGCCAAATTAATACATTTGGCTAATTGAAGGTCTAATCGTTTTAAACGATATTTTCTTTCATTTATCTTGTCTTCGGCTATAGCACGCAGCTCTCGTTTTGTGCTTTTACCTAGCGATGCTGATCGTATTGCAAGATCTGCCTGCAGCAGCATCTTCTTTGCATCCAGGCGCTCAATCTCGTCCCGCAATCTGCGTTGGCTGTACTTGTCAGATACACACCAGCTCAGCGCAGTCTTGACACTGGAAAATACAGCCTGTGCACTTTCATTTTTAAATACTTTAATAGCGCCCTCATCGGGTGTCATAAAATACTGCTTAAACACTCGATACCCATTGGACTCGGGAAAAATTAAATTCTTTTCCAGTTCCGATAAGTCGGGCTCGACAATACGTTTCAATCTTTCAAGTACTTGTGGTTTCATTTAATAACGTAAGTAGTCAACAAATGTCCAATGATTGTGACCATTACAGCCATGATCCCCAGGCCCCAACTGATAAGTTGAGTATTACGCTTTTCTGTCATGTGCTGCATCATTGTTTTAACATCGCCGATTGCAGTGGCCAACTTGACTAATTGGTCGTCTACTGCTTCTAATTTCTCTTCTATGAATTTATAACGTACAGCGCATAATTCAACATGTGCTTCGAGATTTTTCTTCTCAATATCTTTGGAGTCCATTATGCTGCCTTTGTTATAGTGACAATATTTAGCTTAAATAACTTCAAACATAATGTTGACACCGGGCAGCAAGCGGTCATCTAACTGATGTGTTTCATCAAGTCCAACCAACATGGGCACATCTCTAGAGTCTGATTCAAACACACCCACAGGATTTCCATCAAGCTCGATTGATGCAGGGTTGTTTACAACAAAGTCAAACTGCCACGCACGTTGCCCGTCTTGTTCAATGCACTTCGAAGGAACAATCTCCTCGGGCAGTGTACGCAGCGATATAACCTGGTTTACAGTTTCCCAATTGCGTTGTTGATTCCTGGCACGATGCCATCCTGCTACATCTTCAATCAGCTGGCCGGTTGCATCAGTGAACGGGATTCTGTTTTTGTGGAAGTTGTTTTTAACCTCAGTCCGAGTGATATCAAAATAGGCACGGCAACGTATACGCATACCGGGGTATTTAAGGCCAAGAAAAAACCCCGGATAATAACCGGGGTCTGTGATAACACAAAAACTATTAAGCCAGTTTGAAGCCGACGTTAGTGACGTCTGAACCGGACACGTTAACACCAGTCACTGTACCATTGCTGGCTGTGATCTGAACGTTGCCCAGGGCGCGGATAGCAACTTGCAAATCAGAAGCGGTCCAGGCAGCGTTCGGGTATACAGCAATGCTGATTTGACCCGAACTGTCGGCTTCGACCTGATACATAGCAATCGTGGCCTTCAACTGAATACACTGATTGATTTGGTTAACAACACCCGGTGTAAACACACCGGCTGTAACATTACCTAACTCGTTAGTCAGGTCGATAGCAGATTGTGATCCATCTTCAACAATAATCTTGAAAAAGTCAAGCTTGGGGCCTGCCATCTGCACCAATGCATCAGAACTAATATCACCTGTTTGTGCGCCATTGTTAATATCTAACGCGAATACCGGTTGTGAATCACCATTTGCTGGGGGGAAATATGCCATTTTAAAGCTCCTAATTTATGGGAATCGAATCCCTAACTTTATTTATACAAGATGATAAAAAATGGTGATCATGCAGTTGGATTATTCTGTTCACGATTCTTCGCAGCAAACGCATCTGGGGTAAAGCGACCCACTGCCTTGGCATAGCCGGAAGGTGTAGCCATGACCCATCCCTCTTGTCCGGGGTGTTGTGCATCTAACTGTGCACGGATATTCTCTTTGATGTTGTGCAGCAGCAAGAATGCTTGGAAAGCGGCAGCCATGCCCGACAAGTTACCCGGCTTGCTCTTAAGGTAAGTCACAATGTTACTGAACTTCTGCGGAGACACTTTACTTTGCAGCCACTTGCCAAAGTCGGCCACCAGTGTCCGAGCATCAGGCAAAGTTTGTCCCACCTTGGTGTTAACAAAGTCCACGCATAACCGAGCAAGGTCAGTGATCTTGTTTGCTCTCAAATCATCGGGATTGAACAAGGCTGTAATGTTTGCACCTTGTGTTTTGATAATTTGCTGTAATGCGGCTGCCGATTGTGCATCTGGGATAATTTGTTGGGGGACGCTTGTGCTAGGGTCAACTAGCAGCAATCCCTGCACAGGTTTGAATTTAATATCCCCCAGTGGCTGTCGGGGTGCGCCCACATCATCATACCTTGTGTGCATGGCAACTCCTGTTTGACTTTGCTTGATCTTTTGTCCCAGCGCACTATTTGCCGGAATGCGGTATGTCACAGTGTTGGGTGTGAATACATAGTTGCCGGCTTCTTCTTTCCAGGGGTTTTGTGGATAGTACAGCAAGTCTCCCTTGACATAGCCACGGAAGTTGTCAGGAAGAGCAGCTTCTAGAGCAGGAAACAGCCCGGCATAGATGCTGATCAGCTCTGTACGGTCTCCCTTGCGCATGCCTTGTATCTGTGCCATCATCTTGGGACTTGTGGCTAGGCCATCGTATCCCTTTGCTTCGAACCCGGATCCGTCTGTGAGTACAAACTCGCCTGTGGCCGGCTTGCGGCCAAATATAACAGCTGGCTTACCATCCCATTTGACTGTGGTAGTTTTGCCAGGTGATGCGGCCGCTGCGTTAACAATGTCCAGGGCGCGTTGAATACCTGGTGTTCCAAAACGAAACACATAATCTTCCAAGTGTTCGATGCCCTTGGCCTTGCCGCCGATGCCGGCTTCCTCGGCTTCTTTGAGCGAGGATTCAATCAAGGGCTGCATGCCCTGAACCATGATCCTGTCGCGCAGTCGTGCCATCCAGTCCACATCTGTGTAGTTGACATTCTCATCCAATGGGGTGCCAGACTTGAGCATGAACTCACGGAAATCCGATAACTTGGCATCCTTCTTGGGGTCGTTCTTGAGTGCAGCAACAATACGCTCTACACTGTACATGTCTTCTGTAGTGGCTTGCGGAGTCAGCAGGATTTTAGCAACAGTTTCGGGATTGTCTCCCCCGGGAACCAATTGGTTAGTGGTGCGATCTACTAGACCAATGTTGGAGTTGATTCTGTATCCTAGAGCCTTGGCCACAGAACTCAACAAGATGTTACGACTCATGCCCTTGTATGCCGACGTAGGATCACTGCTCAAGAAGAACACAGTCCAGGATGGGTTGGCAGTAAACATAAAGTCTGTTTGAACAAATCCCAGACTGGGGTCGCCATCGATTGCTGTGAAAAAATGCACCGAGATGCCAGTCTTCTTGATGTACTGTTTAGGATCTACACGCTGTGCCACACACCAGGCTTGTAGCTTGGCAGCAAGCTGCTCTTTGCTAATGTCAGCATCGTGCACTAGCAGGTCAAGGTCACCTGAGGTGGCCTTGCGCCCGGTACTGCCAAGCCATTTGGCCGGCCGGCCGTCTGCAGCTTTGTCTTGTGTAAAATCAACACCGGTGATCTGTTCCAGCCACTTCACTGTAGGCATGACATCGGCCTGGTTGATACGCTGTGTTAAAATCGTACCATCGGCACCTTTGAATACGTTCCCGCCTTCAGTTAGCATCGGTTCTCCTCATTGTTCGTGTAAATTTACTTTGATCCTTGGTGCGTATTGCATTAAACAACTTGCGCACAAGGTTATCTGCCTGTTCCGGGGTGTAGCTGGACTCAATTTGTTCCACTAGCCGGATAGCACTAGCAATCACATTAGCTGCGCGAGATTCAATGATGTACCGGCGATCTTGATCAGAATGCTTTTCTTGGTACAGCGTGTCTAATTCTTCTAATATGCTGCGTGTCTTTTTCTGCATGCTCACATGGCCTTTGAATTATTTAGTGTATAATGAGTTCTAATCAATATCATATTATGATTCTAACCTGCTATCAAAGAAGTTAACTCTTAATTATAACGATAATACCTACTAAGTTTAACTTCATGTTCGGCCTGGTAGAAGATTTTTACAGCATCGCTATTCCAAAAATCTTGATCGTATAAGAATGAATTAATTGTACGCCACCGGTCAAGGTGTTGTTTGCAATCATGATATTGTATGGCATATTGAAATTCTGTTGTATTTTCAACCACGTCAGCAAATTCTAAATTAGTTACTTTAGAATGGTGTGCTGGAACAAACGGAATTATATAATTTTTGGCAGTTTCCCTCATTTTATCTATTCTTTCCATCCCAGTTAAATTTGTCCATTGTGGTTTAAAAAAATGATGGCATGCTCTAGCCCATCGATATATCTGGCTGCGAGATGTTGCTGTGCTTATAACAATAACTCGATTGAATTCTTTAACTAATTCTGCAGAAGGCCAACAATGTGTTCCTATCCAACTTTGGTCAGGAATATTTAAATGATGCGTTTTGTTTAACAATTCCCGAGGATCAAATTCTGTAAACACTGTGCTAGCATCACCAATTTTACCCAAACTATGATGCATGCTACAAATGTCTCCTCGATCACCAATGTGACTCCGGGTATTGTTTAATATATCGCACAACAGGCCGCCACAGGTGTAGTGCGGAAACGAAATTATATTATACATCAAAATACCCAGAAACTTCAGGAAAAATTTTGCGCCATTGCTGACAACGTAATAAATCTAGCTGATTTAAATATTTTACCATAGTAGTATGTTGTTGATATGGGTTTTGTTGCAAC